ATCATGGAAGGTGAAGGCTCATTCCTGAAACCTCCCCCATCTGACCCCGCTTCTCCTATCGTTCAGGTTACGATGACCGACCTGGATGTGATGCAACGCCTCGCAAGACTGCTCAGGACTACGGTCTATGCTCCACCGCGAAATAAAGACCATCCTCACTGGAAACAGCCTTATGTAGTCCGGCTCACTCACGCTCGCGCGGCGGACTTGATGCAAATTCTGAGACCTCTCATGGGAATGCGCAGGAAAGCTGCGATAGATGTAGCACTTGCAGCCAGGAGGGCTTTTCTTGAAGGGAAGCCAGTGTACCACCTTCTCATACAGGAGCAGCGTGAGGAGATAGCCGTAAGGTTCCTGGGCGGGGATCGGGCAGCTGACCTGGCCAAGGAGTATGGCATTGCACGCGAGTATGTCTACCGACTGGTTAAGCGGTACTTGACGTCGAAGCGTGAAGGTTGATACACTCAGTCAGTGATCCTCCCCGGTCACCCGCAGGACAACTGAATAGCGCTTGCCAGGGTACTCAAGAGGCCAACGAGGGCTGACTGTAAATCAGCTGGCATGTCCTGCCTAGGTTCGAATCCTAGTCCTGGTACGCAAGAAAACGCAAGTTCGGGGTTCTTACCTACCGCCAGCCTGGGCGTTATCAGGAATGCACATGACTTTCTGGGCAGCCTGCCAGTGTGACGTAGGTCATAGCGATAAGACTGGGAATAGGATATCCTGTAATCAGCTATTCCCTCAAGCCGACAACACCCGGTACCGGGACTGTTTCTCCTGCTGGGTGAAGAAGAATCCCGTAAGAAGGATGCATCATGCTGATTCCGTGGTTCCGGCGATGCCGCGTATGCGGGATATACCGCCCCGTAAAAGGCAGTGATCTCTGCATCCGCTGCCTCCATGATCTAAGTGGCCTGTAACTTGTTCTCGTGGTCCAAAGGATGGACGCCAGCCTCCGAAGCTGGTCTATGCAGGTTCGAGTCCTGTCGGGAACGCGGCGGTGTGGCTGAGTGGTCAAGGCGCCGGTCTGCAAAACCGGATTTCGCGAGTTCGATTCTCGTTACCGCTTCGTGAATAGCAACCTCCCGGTACCGCAAGGCGGGTACCTCTGGTCACGACGCCACCCGATCCTGGGCGTCCCGGTAAAGGACCGGCCTGCCCCACAGATCTGCCCCGGCTGCGGGCACAAGTGCTGGGCATGCACTCGGTGCGGGTGGAGGCTGTGGTGGGATACTGAGCCAGAGCCACCATTTACAGAACGTTGGTCCGATTTACCGGCCTGTTTAGCTCATACCCGAGTAACCCACACGCCCCCTAAGCGTCGTAAGGGTAACGGATGATGGGGGTTCGAATCCCCTCTCGGGTACGCGGAAGGATAACCCTTGCTGAGCGACAACGACATCTCCCTTGCCCTTGCCTCCGGGGACCTGCAGATCGAGCCCCTGGATGACAGCCAGATCCAGCCCGCGTCAGTAGACCTGCGGCTGGACAGCGTTCTCCGTGAACCTGAGGCGGCGGCGAGCCAGGTCATGGATAATTGCGGGTACGTTCTCCAGCCCGGGAGGTTCATCCTCGGCGCCACCCTCGAATACGTGGGACTTCCCGGCAGCCTGGCGGGCCAGCTGGCCGGGAAGTCTTCCCTCGGCCGCAGGGGGCTGCAGATCCACTGCACCGCCGGGTTCATCGACCCGGGATTCCGGGGGAACCTCACCCTGGAGCTGTCTAACCTGTCCGGGGAAGGCTTCTGGCTGCGGCCCGGCATGCTGATTGCCCAGGTGTGCTTCTTCCGGCTGCACACTCCCGCAGGACGGCCCTACGGTTCTCCTGGCCTTTTCTCGCACTACCAGGGCCAGGCCGGCCCGACCCCGGCAGCCCATTTGACAAGACCAGCCGGCAGCCGGTAGGTTTGGTTCTGCGCAAGAGCGCAAGACCAAGACGAAGCCGAAGACCAGGTGGCAGGTTGGCCCAGCTGATCTGCCGTCCCGAAGCCGAAGCTGCATCGCTCGAAGTCTAAGCCAAGCTCTCGTGTAAGCCAGATCCACTAGTAACGTCCGCGACTTACGGAATTGCGGGTTCGAGTCCCGCCGGGGAGGCCACATCTCCCTGTAGTCTAACGGCTAGGACACCGTGTCACACGAAAGAGGCGTGCTGACCGTCGCTGGCTGCGCGGGAATTGTCAGTAGGGACACCTACATCAGCCCGATAAGCTGTGACATCACTTATCGCCCCCCCGGGCAGGCTAGTCCGGGGGGGCACCAAAACGTCTAAGAGAAAGTCTAGAGGTTCACCATGCCTGACCGTCCCCTCACCTTGTCTGCGGTCGTGGCGCACCTCCGGGTCGCCCGGGAAGCAAGCAACCGGGCCGGGGTCGCGCTGCGCAACGGCCTGAAGGACCAGCATGTCACCGGGTTCAGCCGCACCTTCTCGCCCCGCGTCAGCGAGGGCGGCACCGAGGAGTACGCGATGCTGAACAAGAACGCTGACGAGTACAAGGCCGTCCCGATCGTCGTGGAGCACGCGCTGGCTGAGGACGCGGAGATCTCCGCGAAGTCTCTCGACTGGGCTTTCACCCAGGATCTGGCTAACTGCGCGGCACAGGCGGACGTCATCGTCAACGGGGAAACCCTGCTGCATCACGTGCCGATCTCCAGCATCCTGATGCTGGTAAAGTTCTTCGATGAGTACAAGGCGGTCATCCTCACGCAGCTGCCCATCCTGGACCCGTCCAGGCACTGGGATTACGATGAGCAGTCCGGGATTCACCGGAGCCGCCCGGAGAAGTCGGCGGCCGTCCTCAAGCAGGAAGAGCCTGTCGTCTCCGAGGTGAGCAAGTCCCCGAACGGCGCGGAGACCACCAAGTACCAGCGGGCCAACCGTGAGGTGCGCATCGGTGACTGGACGAACGTGATCCCCAGCGGAGCCGTCACCGAAGTCCGCAAGCGGCAGCTCCTCCGCAACGCGGACACCCTGCTGGCCGCACTGAAGGAAGCGGCGGCGGTGGCTAACCACACCCCCGCCCAGAAGATCTCCGGCCACGGGGAGAAGCTCTTCGGGTTCCTTCTCGGCCAGTAGGACCGGAAACGGCACCGTCCCCCAAGGGGTTGGGGACGGTGCCGTTTTCTTTTTCCAGGAAAGGGATCGATGTGGTACGCTCGTGTTATGGGAAGCAATCCGAAGGCCCTCCTAAAGTACCGGCCGTGGCGAACCCGGCCACGGTGGGTACTCGTGCACGGCACCGTGATAACGCTCGTGCTTGCGGGTCTGGCGTGGCTGCGCAGCCGGCGCGGGACCAAGCTTGAAACCAAGCCGTTACAGCGGGCTCACTTGTTAGGGAACAAGTAGACGGCAGCAGCCGTGGCCAGTCCCGCGACCAGGACCTTCCAGTCGAAATGCGCCGAGGTCAGGGACTCGGCCGCCGACCCGAGCAGGGCGGCGAGGAACTTGGTGGCTCCCCCGTTCAGGACGTTCACGAGCTTCCTTTCAGGCCGCGCTGAGCTTGACGACGGAGATCCGCCGGCAGTCCAGGCAGACGATCCAGTGGCAGGCCCGGAAGTTGAGGCAGTGCTCCCGGGTGACAGTGCTTGCGCAGTGCTGGCAGGGGGTGGCGCTGATCTCTCCGTAGTCATTCAACCGGCCAGCACCTTCTCCCAGAGGGCAGAGTCCGTGGATCCCGTCACAGGCAGGCTGTAGCGGCGCTGGACGGCCCGTACGGCATTTTCCGTGGCAGGTCCGTAGATCCCGTCGACCGCCAGCCGGGCCCCGTAGATGGCGCTCAGGAGCGCCTGCAGGCGCTGCACGTACCAGTGCGGCATCTCCGGGTCACTGACACCGGGTGTCAGTGACGGCAGTTTCACGGAAACCTCCAGCAGCTCCGGCCCGGCCGGGACCGGCTGCGGCCGGACATCCCAGAACGGCAGGGACGCCTGCGCTTCCGACAAATCGTAACCGGCAAAGGAGACGAACTGGGTTACGGCGTCTCCCGGGTACAGGTGCGGGACATTCGTCCAGTCGGCGCCCCAGTAATACCCGTCCGGGTTCTGGTTCTTCGTGACGAAATCCTGCGACCCGTAGAGGATAAGCCTGTACCCGGCAGCAGTCAGCCCCTCGTATACCTGCCCGACGTATTCCGCGTCGGTGCTGGTTTCCATGTCCCAGGCGCACAGCGTTCCCGGCGGAGCGCCGATGACCCTCAGCTGGGCTACGGCCAGGGCCACGTCTGCCGCCGCACCCGGGCCGGGCGGGTTGCTCCGAACGTACACCGGAAGCCGCCACCGGGCTTTCTGGGCTGCCCACTCGGCAGCGGTCCAGGTATGGACCGCATCACCGCCGATGTAACCGCATACCCCGGTCACGCCGGCGGGCAGGGATGCCTGCGGATAGGCTGAGTCGAGGAACAGGAGAATGCTCACGGGAATATCCTAACAATCATGTCCCGGGTTTGTCCAGGCCGAGGATGCCGGACACCTTCTTGTCAAGCGCGGTAACGGCAGCGAGAATCGCCTGCAGGCCGCCCTCGGTTTTCAGGTCCGTCCGGTCCAGGAGGATCTCGGTATCAGTGAAAGTCTTCGCCGCGCGGGCATCACTCGCCTCCCCCTGGACGTTCTGCCCGACCATCAGGATCGGGAGGAGGACCAGCTGGAGGAAGTAAGACGATATCCATGCCACCAGCGCGATCAGGGAGGCGCTGATCAGCCACCCCGGGAAGATCGTCAGGCGGAACGCCTGGGTGAGGATCGCCGGCAGGGAAGCCAGGGACAGGAGCGCGAAAATGTAGGCTGTCCACATTGTCCCGATGACCCTGGTGATACCTGCCGCCAGCTTCTTGTTGAAACGCTGGGCGATGTTCCCGGCGGGCAGGTGATCGAAACGGGAAAGGTGGACGGCAAGCCCGTGGGCGAAACCGAAGCGGGGCCTGACTTGCATGCTGCCTTCTCTCGCATGGTCGCAGTCGCAGTTGCCCTCGCAGGCATCATGCCAGGCTCCCGCCAGCCCGAGGATACCATCCGGGTCACCTGCGGACTGGGGGAGGAATGCCCATTCCCCCGGAAGGTACCCGGCGACCTGGCAATGCCTGCAAACTGCCAATTGTCAGCTCACGTCTTGCACGAGACCGCCGGGTTCGCCCCGAGGTAGTTCAGCGGCCCGGCCAGGATGGTAATGGTGATCGTGCCCGCGTTGACACAGGGCACGTTCGTGTAGTAATGCCGCTGGCCGCCGGCGATGGCGCCGATGACCAGCCAGATAAGGATGAGCACGGTCGCGAAATGGAAATGCATACGTTACGCTCACCAGCCCACCAGGAAGGACAGTGCCATGGCCGTCAGGCCGCCAGCGAGGAGCCACGGCAGGGAACCGCTGATAACGCCACCCGAGATAAGGGCGGCGATCAGGAACAGGATGAAAGCGATAAGCATGAAAAACCAGCTGAACTGGCTGTGTCCCCGGTAATCCGACACGATAACTCCCTTTTAAAGTAACGATACCAAACCTATAGCGCATTTGGAAAAGATAAATGAACATGCACGACGATGGACACGATGATCGCCGCGATTGCGATCAGCCCGATAAATGCCTGGAGAAGAACGGTCATGCTGCTGTTCGCCAGGGTCCTGTTCTCCCTGGTCTCGGTATGCATTGCGGCGGCTCCCTGCTGCCCGCCCTCGCCCCGGTCGATCCGCTCTTTCAGCTCCGCGATCCGGTCACTGAACCCGTCCCCGATCGTCTTGATCTGGAGCTGGATCTGGTCGATCTGCTTAGTGAAGGAAAGCTCTGTCTTCTCGGCTGCCTTGGCGGCTGCCTGCGCCTGCTCGAATACCGCCTCTTTCGCGGCCTGGAGGGCGGCGGCGAGCGCCTGGGCGGAAGCGGTCGCTGCCTGGTTAGTCCTCACGTCGCGTTCTTCGAACTGCTGCTCGATAGACCGGAACTTCTCCTCCGCCTGCCCGCCCAGGGACCCTAGTTTCTCCTGGATCAGCTCCCGGACATGGGAGATCTCGACCTGGATCTGCGTCGGGGTCCGGTTGACTGTCTCCGAGAGCAGCCTGGTCGCGATGTCCATCCCGTCCAGGCGCACCTTGAGCGCCTGGGCTTCCCCGTCGAGTTTCACCTCCAGCAGCTCCCGCAGCGACGACATCTCGCGCATCAGCTGGGCCGTGGTCAGGGTCGTCGGGTCCGGGCGGGGCACCCAGTCCCCCGCCTGGATTTCCTCAGGCACACAACCTCCCGTAACTTAGCCAGCCGTGTCCCCGCATCCGGGACGACGGGGAATTCCTTCCTTCTCCTGCGCAGCCCGGAAAACGACCCGGTATGCTGATGCTCCTGCACGACGGTGCCGTGCCAGTCGCCCATTCCCAGGGTGACCGGAAAGGAAAACTCTCCGGCGGCGAGACGGCGCACGAAATCCGCCGAGGGAATCTCATCGATGTTGCTGATCATGATGACATCACCAGGTTCCCCGTTGAACCCGCAGGCGAGGAAATCCCGCAGTTGATCCTTCCGTTCCAGCGGGAGCCCGGACAGCTCATCCGCTTCCACCTGAACGTGATTCCACCGGCCCTGCCACGGCAGGAACCTGCCGTCGGTGCTCTTCCGGAAATACAGCGGTTTAGGGTCGCCTTTGTAGTCAGCGGCGGCTTCGGCTATGATATGGGTGACTTCCGGGATGTCCTGAAGTTCCCGGAACCTTTTCTCCAGCAAATCCAGCTCGCCCGCCAGGATAACGCAATCGAATACCCGCACCCGGTACCTCCGGAAGGAAAAGTCGTGATAACTTACGTACTGACCTGTGACGGCTGCGGTGTGAAAGACGAGAACCCCGGTGATATCTGGCTGCTGCCCGCCGGGTGGTATATCCTCACCGTGAAACGCCAGGGGTACAACGACCTGGACGTTGCTTTCTGTCCGGGATGCTGGAAGGACAAGACCTGCGCAGAGGCGTTTGCCAGGGTACCCTGGCGGCATCGCTAGCTCCAGTAGGACGTGGGCTCGCAACGCTTGACTTTAGTAAGCGTAAGACTATATATTTTAATCATGCCCCGTGGGGTCCTATCTCCCGAAAAGCGGTTCCTTGCTAAAGTCCGCAAAGATGGCCCCACTCCAGAACACCGTCCTGAACTTGGTCCGTGCTGGGTATGGACTGCCGCAAAAGCGGGTTCCGGCTATGGCGTATTCTACCTGGATGGCAGGCAGAGAGGTGCCCACCAGGTTGCGTATATCCTGTTCAGGGAACCGATCCCGGACGGCATGGAACCGGATCACTTGTGTCATCCTGCTGATGGTTCATGCACTCTGGATAAGAAATGCCCGCACCGGCTGTGCGTGAATCCGGATCACCTGGAGCTGGTCACTCATCGGGAAAACGTGCGGCGCGGGACTTCCTTGTTCGCGAAGAACATGGCAGTTACCCACTGTCCGAAGGGGCATGAATATACTCCCGAGAACACTCGCATAAGGATCGGGCGATCGGGACACGAGAACCGGTCATGCAAGGAATGCAATCTCCTACAGAAGCGAACAGGGAAGATAAATCCTCTTATCGCAGCCAATGCCGCGAAGACTCACTGCCCGCAGGGACATGAGTACACGCGCGAGAACACGATAATCGACTATACTGTCGGTGGACGCAACGGGGGACGTCGGTGTCGGACCTGCCGGAATGAGCAACAGAGAAGAAGATACCAGGAGAAACAAAGGCAAGAATGAAACGAGACGGCGGCGGAACAATTATCCAGAATCCATCAGGCTCCTGGACACTACGCTATTGGCTAGATGACAGACAGCACACACGTACATTCAAGGAGGAGTGGAGGGCACAAAGAGCCAGGGTTGAAGTCCTGAAGCTGAAAGCAGACGCTCTCGACAAGAAAGAAATCCGACAGCCATCTGGCTGGATAGAACTATCTTTCGCCGCTAAGCCAGGAATCTATTGCCTGCGCGACAATGCAGGTAACTGCCTGTATGTAGGTAAATCTAATGTACCGCATCCCATGATGCGCATTATGCAGCATCGAGGGAAGTCGTGGTGGAAGGAAGTTAAGAGAGCAGAGTGGGTTGAATGTTCTCTGGAAAAGCTATACGAGACAGAAGCATACTATATAGAGACCTTGAAACCGAAACATAATACTTCTCAGGGTCGTAGGTACTAACCCAATATGCAGTTGGTTCTAGGACCAGTACTCATTGGGCTCGAAATCCAGGGTGAGCCATACCGCCGCGATAACCTCCCGGGGGGTACCGAACGAGATATGCCGGCGCATTTCCGTCACCCGGAACGTGTAGACATTCCCGCCGCCCCCGATCACCCAGTCTTCCAGCTGCACGATATCCCCGATATTTACTCCGAGGACCAGCTCCCATGCCTGCGGGTAGGCAGCCGCGTCGATTTTCACGTTCTCCGCGTGCCGCTGCGGAGTCCCGAAATTAGACAGCAGCCAGTTTGCCTGGTTCTGCATCTCGGTGGGCGACTGAAGATACGACGTCACCGACAGCGGCTGCGCCCCGTACGCGATCTGGGAGGCATTCACTGCGGACGCATTTGACGGGGTTATCAGGGGAAGCGATGCCCCCGTAGGACTCAGCGGGGCGATACTGATGGCGTTGTAGACCCGCTGCGGGTCAGTCACCCACCGGATCTCCTTGTAGTACGGGATCCTCCCGGCAGAAGTCGTGGGACCGATCTGCCACACCGGGGAACCGTACTGGGACGCCAGGTGCGGACGCTGCCAGTAGGTGAGATGGTTGCAGTTGTCCACGTACAGCAGCCCGTCGTCAGACTGCTGGAGCGCCTGGACCGCCGCGCCCACCTGGGTGCCTTCCCCTGCGGTCCCCGGTGCCACCACGAGAAGGGGCGCAGGGTCGATGCACCGGTTCGTGGACGTGAACCGTCCCGCGCGCAGCAGCCGCTCGATCCGCTGCCCCACCGTGTCCCCGATAAGGGATGCCGTTGCCGGGGGGGAGCTGCCGTCCCCTCCGGCAACCTGGCAGACCCCGTGCCCGGAGGCAGCAGCCCCGAAACCGGAAGTGAAGGAATCCCCGGCCCCGTTCACCACGGCCGCCTCGGTTTCGCTGCCGAGGGTGGCAGATGTGTACAGGTTGAAAGCCGGGGCGAACCCGGTCCAGGAGATCCACAGGGTCTCGGTGTTAATGGCGGGATTCGTGCTGTCGTACTGCGCGCTGGCGGTCGCCCAGGGGGATGGCCCGGATGTCACCCCCGGAGCGGTCGCGACGACAACCGCCGATGCCGCTACCCCGGTACTTGCCTGGTAAGTCCCGCCGGCAGTGGAACCATCCGCCGTGAAGTAGGTGGCAGTCCCGCCTGTCACCTGGGAAGGCGGAACAGGCGGAGTCCAGGTGAGCTGCACCCCGCCCGGTGCGGGAAGCTGCCCGTAGGAGGTGACCGCCGCCCAGTAGTGATCCATGATCCGGTAGTAAGGCAGGATGCACGGGTAGATCGCGACGTGGGCAATCGCGACGTTCCCGCCGTGCACCAGCCCGCCCGTGCTGCCGCCGCCGCTGGAGCCCATGTCTCCGTTGAGGATCAGGTACGTCCACGCGGACGTCATCCCGGCCGCCGTCCCGGACACCTGCGCGTTCGCCCCGCCATCCAGCCACACCGTCCATGACGTGGCAGTCGCGGTGAGGGTCACCATGTGCCAGGAGCTGGACCGCAGGTCCGACGCGGTGTAGATGGAATGGGAAGTGCCGGTCCCCCCGTTGTAGGTGATCAGGTTCAGGTGCCCGGAGGTGTCCAGCTGCAGGACCGCGACAGGAGCGGACGCGGTGGCCAGCTCCATGATGGTCAGGGGGCATACCGGCTGGGTGGCGACGGAATGGGTCGCTCCTCCCCCGAACGCCACGTAGCCGGTCGCGGACCCGTAGAACCCGTAGTTGAACCAGCATTCGGCCGTGATTCCCCCGGACAGTGCCGGGAAGCTGCTGTCGTTGCAGGACAGGAACCACCCGTAGCTTCCCGTGTTCCCCTGCTGCCCGAGCGCCTGCCATGCCGCCGACCCGGCAGTCGCGGTGACCGGGTTGCCGGTGCCCAGGGAGGGAACGGGTCCTTGCGGGTCCCCGAACATGAACCCGGGGTCTGCCCCGACGGTGTAGCTGGCGATAGCCGGCGGCGGGACCTGGGAACTGCCGCCCCGGGTGGCATCCGAGCCGTTCGTGGTGAACGCGTCCTGCGCCGCCCCGCCCAGCGGGGACAGGAGGATGTTCAGGACGTTGGTGTTCCCGATCGCCGTATTGAGCAGGGTGACCGGGAGCACCCCGGAGTTCCCCGGCTGGTCGTTGCACGGCCACCACGCGTACGGGTTGTCCTCGAAGATCTCGCTGCGGTAGAACGACGGGGGTGTCGCGGACAATGCCGCCCACAGGTCGGTCCCGGAGACGGGATTGTATCTCCGGAAAACCTCGTCAATGGCTTCTTCCCACTGGGTGGCGTTCCGCTGGATAATGTACCAGCGGTTGTACGTGGTCCCCCCCATTGTCCCGAGCGCCGCCCGGATTCGCAGCGGCGTGCCGGGCAGGACATTCGGGTAGTACGGGGACAACGTATTCTCCGGCATCAGGTGGCCATCGACGTCATCCAGGTACACGGTCAGCTGCGTGGACTGCAGCTGCCCCAGCTGGAACTGTATGCCGGTGGTTTCCTCCCAGTCCCACAGCCGGGAGCTGATGTCAGTCCAGGTGACCTCGCTGTCCGGGGTGTTGAACCCGGACCCGAAACCCGCCTCGAAAACGACGTGCGGCCAGTTCGGGTTGGATCCCGCCGGGATCGGGTTGTTGCCCGAGACGAGCACGGCCAGCAGGAACCCGGACAGGTTCTCGGCGGTGCCTGCGGAACCCGAGACATTCTGGGTGGAATTAGACAAGGGCAGGTACGCGGAAGTGAGGATGTTATCCGCGAGAGTGTTGACCCCGTTGCTCTGGGAGACAGCCTGGAGTCCCAGCCACCCGGCCGGGAGGAACGCCTGCCCGGAGGACGCATTGTCCCCGCCGACGCCGCCGATGAAGAACGTCCCCGAACCCCCCGCCGCCTGCGACAGGGAAACGGAAGTCCCGGACGGCGTGTACGCGGTATTCGTCCCGACGACGGTATCCCAGTTGCCCAGGCCCTGGAATTCCACGACGAGAACGTCGATCGCGGCGATTTCCGCGTCCGGGGCGACGTAGACATTCCCGGCTGTGCGAGCCGTGTTCGCGGTGTAGGAAATCGAGGTACGGACGCTACCCCCGGACCCGGCTGCGGGGAATTCCCGCCACCAGGAGTGGATATCATCTCCCACCCCGATATGCACGTTGGCGATCTGCGGGTCCTGGGTCCATGACGCGATGGTGACCAGCCAGTTACCCTGGGTGGGGATACCGGAACCTCCGCCGACGGAGAACGCCGGGGTGAGCGGGACGACGCAGGACTGCAGCGCGGAGGTGATCGACGTGAACGTGGTGCCCTGCCCGTAGTTCGCCGCCCACTGGTTGACGGCGGACGGCTGCGGTGCCGACCCGAATGCGGTCAGGATGCCCGCCCCGCCCAGGGTGGCCGTACCGTGAATAGTTCCCGGCGGGCTGAAAGACGGGTCAGCCATCGCGTTGAACAGCCCGAACCGCTGAAGCCAGACCGGGCCAGGGCCGAACTGGGGCGGCGGCTTGCTTCCCGCGTAGCTGGACAGCACGCTGCCGGACGCGGTCAGCGTGCCGGCCCCGCCCAGGGCGGCCGTCCCGGCGACCGTGGCGGTCCACGTGATGATGATCCGCCCGGCAGCGCCAGCGGAACCAGGGTCAGCGACCGTCGAGGTGCCCAGGCCGCCTGCCCCGCCGCCGCCCGGGGCAGACCCCGCCTGCCCGCTGCCGTTGCCGCCGTTGCCGCCGCCGTCGTTCCCGGTGGGAACGCCGCCGTTGCCTGTGTTCCCGGCTGCGCCGCCTGCTGTCAGGTGGGTGGTGCCGGTGCCCCCGGAGAATGCGATCGTGTTCGACCCGGCGACACCGCCGATGCCGCCGGAAGCCCCGCCCTGCCCGAAGGCGGCGGTGACGGTAACGCTGTCCCCGGCGAACACGGTGTTCGTGCCGGTGCCGCCGCCCCCGATGGTGAACGGGTAGGTCGTGCCGATGGTGAGCGCGAGGCTGGGCTCCTCGGCGTAGGCGCCGCCCCCGCCGCCGGTCCCGTCGGAATGGTGAGTGCCTTTCGTCCCGTTCTGCCCGTTGCCGCCCTCGCCCCATGCCTGAACGTCGGCAGCGGGGGCGAGAGCCATCCAGGAACCGCTCGTGTTGAATGTAACGGAAGGAATAGCACGCCTCCTCAGTCACATTCCGGGATAAGACAAGGTTCGCGGTGATGCCGGCGGGGGCTACGCTGAACGTATTCCCCGTCGCCACCGTCACCGGCTGCCCTGTCCAGGTTCCCCACAGGTACCGGGTGGTCGCCCCGGAGTTCCAGATTTCCAGCCCGACAAGGGACCAGGCGCTCCCGGTATTAGTCCACGAGACCGTGTTGGAATTGGAGGTGGCGGCAGCTGAGACGGCATTCCAGGTAATGGAACTGCCCCCGGTGGTGTACCCGGTACCCCCGGTCAGCTGCGTCATGGCGGCGGTGGCGGTGGGCGTGCTGGTGCCCAGCAGGATATTCGTCGCGGCAACGGCGGAAAACGCCGAGTTGTTCAGGATCAACGCGAGCAGGTTCCCGGCTATAGTCTGGTCAAACATTGCCATAACATCACCTGCCCTCCAAGCTGCGCGTACGCGGTGATGATCACCGGACGGGAGGATGCGTCCCCGGTCGCCAGCACGTGCGCGATATGCTCCGCATGGGTGTGCCCGAGAGTGGAGCAGGAGCCTTCCGTGCTGCCGGGAGGGTCGCCCGCAGGGCTGGTGCAGCGCACGGCGGCATCGGGATTACTGCCGTCAGACCACCCTTCCGCACCGCAGTTCGGGCAGCGGACATGGAACATGCAAGCCTCCGTGGTAAGGTGAATCATGAGAGAAGAAGGACGCCCGTTCAGCGAACTAAGTCATGAAGAGCAAGTGCGGTGGCTGGCAGCACTCCAGTCCTGGGTAATCCTTGATGAGGACGGGCCTGTGAGCGAGGTGCCGGTTCAGGACCGGTAGCCGGGAAGGGTAAGGTTCGTCCCCCGGTTGTTCTTCGCCTGCCGCAGCATGAGCGCCTGGAATGACCGTCCCTGGTTTGTGGGCGGCGGGGAATGCCCGGCACCGCCGTTAGGGCCGCTCACGACAGCACCGGCCCCGGCGGCGCCGAGGATGGAGGCACCCGACCCGGTCAGCTCCACGTTGACCTTGACGGTCACCGTCTTGCCCTGCAGTCCCTGGATGGCGGCTTCCAGGGCGTGCACCTGGCCTGCCCCGGTAACGTCCGCCTTCGCCGAGACCGTCTTGCCTTTCAGCTGCCCGTAGGCGCCTTCTGCCCCGGTGATCCCCAGCTGGTTGGCCGCCTGGTTGATTTGCTTCCACAACTTGTTCACCGCGCCGATGCCGCCCTGGCCCTGGAGGATCGACTGGGCTTCCTGATCGCCTTGCAGCGGCCCGGCGGCGAGCAGCTGCTTGAGCAGGCTCGCGTTCAGGCCGCCTTTAGCGAGCTTGGTGACATCCCCGCTGAACGACTTGATCGACTGGAGGTAGTCACCCATCTGCTGCTGTACGGACAGCGGGCTGCCGGACGCCTGGTCGATGTAATACTGGTAAGGCTTCCCCTGTGCCGTCGTGGTGGGGACAGGCAGGTTGCTCATGCTGCCGAAATTCAGCCCGGAAACGGCAGTGGCGGCGACCGACTTGGCGTAATTCACCTCATTGGTGACCTTGGTGGTCAGCGCTTTCGCTTCTGCCGCAGTCTCCTTCGCCGGGTTCTTGATGCTGTCCAGGAGGGACTGCAGGACCATTGAGGCGAACTGCCCCCACGGGTTGCTCATCTTGGCGAACGTCTGCTCGAAAACGTCAATGACCTTCTGTGCGGGACTGGGGATCGGCAGGGCACCGCCGGCGCCGCCCATCGCCGCGATCTGCTGTTCCAGGATCCGGAAGTTCTCGTTGAGGACCGCAGGCAGGATTCCCGTGCTCATGGCGGAATTGAGCCCGATCAGGCCCCCGTCCTGCATCCCGGGGATCTTCCCCCGCAGCATCGGCGCCACCGAGGGCACCAGGTGCCTCGGCACGACCAGCTCGCCCCGTTCCAGCATCGCCAGGTGATTGTCCCCGAACGCGCCTACGTCAGGCACCATGAAGCCGTGCTGGCCTTTCGCGATGAACGGGAGCCTCCCGCTGCCACCTCCGCCGACCCCGGCCGGGCCTTGGATGGACACGCGCCCGATGATGTCGAAATACTTGGTGGCGATATTCGGGATGAACGGCATGTGCAGTTTCCCGACGACACCGAAAGACACGTCCGGGGGCTTCACGGGCTTGGGTTCGGTGACCTTCCCGGTCTCGGTGAAAGTCTGCCCGGTGATGTGGATGCCCCCGGTGCCCAGGCGGGCGGCACCGGCGCCGAACTGGGTGTCGAGTTTCAGGCTGGATCCGGAGAGGATAGTGCCGATCTGGGCGTTCACCGTCTTCTGCGAGGCGGGAGAGAATGTCCCCAGGCCCTTCATGCTCGCATCGATCGCGCCAGTGATCTCCTTGGTGCCCTGGACGCCCGCCTTCTGCATGTCGGAGATCAGGCTTTTCAGCGGTACCCCGAGAGGCCCGCCTTTCGCTGCGGCATCCTGGAGGCCCATCAGCGCGGTGGTCGCCTGCGCCAGCCGCTGCGCCTGGACATCGGGGGCGAGGTTCTGCGCGAACTGCTTGGCCATAGATGGCAGGTTCGCGAAGTTCACGGCCATCTGATTGGTCAGGGCATTCGCCTGAGCGACATTCCCGGCGATCTTCCCCGTGGCGTTCTCGGCGGCGACGTACTCTTTCGCCAGGTTGGCGGCGGCTCCCTTACCGCTGACCGGACCGGTGAAATACGGCATGCCGGGAATGCCGATCCCCGCGCCCATGCTCATCAGCGTGGACAGGGCAGCAGGGGAATGCCGCGCCAGCGGGAGCAGCTGCTGCAGCTGGAATGCACCCAGCTGCACGCCCTGCGGCTGGGTGAGGGCGCCCAGGGACATGGCAGCGCGGATCTGGTCCAGGTTCTGCTGCTCGGTGGGAACCAGCCCGTTCGGCCCGGCGAACGTCTGCCAGGCGGCTGCGCCGCCTGGGGTGGTGAAGGAAGCCAGGGCCTTCGCCATCGCGTGGAACGCCGGGGGGGAGCTAAGCTGGATACCCGCACGGGTAGGCGCTCTCGTCGCCGCCACCGGGGTGCCGCCGAGCAGGCCGAACAGGGAGGACATCCCCACCGGGCCGGCGGTCATCAGGCTGACCGCAGAATCCATCGCCTGGTTGACCTGCTGGAGTTCTTTCACCTTCCCCGAGGAGAAGATCGTGCCTGCCGCCGTCACCGCGCCGAACGCGCCGGGGCTCTGCGTCATCGGGATCAAGGCGGACATGTAGTCGCCGAGCTGCTTGAGCGCGGTGGCGTTCAGCTTGTGATCCTTCCCGAACGCCTGCGGGACGGTGATCAGCGCGTTGGATGCCAGCTGCAGCGCCTCAGCGAAACTGACCCCGTTCATGCCCGCCTTGCTGATCGCGGACACCAACTGCGGACCGGATGCGGCCAGATCCCCGAGTGTCTGGGCTGCTTGCTGAGCGGCCTGGCTGAGCTGACCTTGCACCGCCTGCTGCCCTAGTTCATGCGCGGTTGCCCCTGCCACCCGGTATTTAGGGATAACCGTTCCCCAGCCGCCTGGAGGGGCGTTCCCGCCAAGGAGGGAGTTAAACGAGCTGAGGGAATGGGTCAGCGGCGTGAGGGCATCTGCGAACGGTGCCTGGCTGACCTGCTGCTGGTAGCCGCCGATCATGCTGGCGATCGGGCCTTTACCCCTGGGGGACCATGCCTGGCTGACCAGGAATGCCCCGACCGCTGCCGCAGCAGCTACCGGGCCGGTGAGCGCGCCGAGACCCGCCCCGGCTCCCCCGAGAAGACCGGCAAGGCCCGTGCCGCCCAGCCCTACCGCGCCCGTGACACCCTCGGGCAGGGCGGCGACTTCTGCTGCGGTCATTCCCGCCGCGCCCAGCCCCAGCCGCCCGGCCAGGCCGCCGAGCCCGGTCAGCCCCTTGCCTGCGAGCCCGACCAGGGGCGTGCCCAGCCGCCAGCCCGCTTCGCCTGCCAGGCCGGCGCCGAGAAGCCCGCCGAGCCCGGACCGGTTCATGAAGCTGACGCCGCCCCTGGCCGCGCCGGTAAGTCCCACCAGGGCGCTCAGCCAGTCCGCGCCCACTCCGGGAAGATGCTGGCCGACCCCGAGCAGGAGACCTCCCAGGTTGGCCCCGACTGCGCCGAACTGGCGCAGGTAATCCGTGCCGCCACCGAGAACTGTGTTCAGCTGGCCGAGGGTGCCCTGCTGCTGCATATTCACCTGGGCGCTGGCCAGGGCATGGGCGAGCATCTCCAGCGTGTTCCCGCCCATAGTGGTGAACGCGCCGGAACCCTGCTGCCCCAGCTGCATCAGCCCCCCGGTCAGGGCGTAGACGCCGCCGCCGTACTTGTTCTGCGCGTTCTGCAGGGTGTTGCTGAAGACGCCCTGGTAAGCCCTGGGAATCCCGTAGGCGCCAGTTCCCGCGCCCGTGCCGAGAGCCTCGTTGGTGGCGTAGAGCGCCGCGCCTCGCCCGTACAGCTGCTCGCCAGCCTGGTATCCCACGGCACCAGCCGCGCCTGCGGCGACACTGGCGGGAAGGATAGTGGACAAGGCTTCCAGGGTGCCCATGACCACGTAGTGCGCGGCTGTCGCCCACCGGCCGACGAAGCCGGAGATGGCGTCCGCATATCCGGCAGCGCTCATCAGGGCACCCGCACCCCCTCCGCCACCGCCGCCTCTCACCGCGAGGGCAGTAACGAGAGCACCGCTGCCGCCGCCGCCGCGCATCACGGCAAGCGCTGCGGGAAGCCCTCCCGGAGAAGCGCTGTATGCCATCTGTATTCCGAAGTTGACGTCGTTAACTGTGGACCTGAGCGCTTCCAGCTTCACCCGGTGCGCATCTACGCCGGCGCCCGCCTGCAGGGAGGTCTGGGCAGCAGCCAGTCCCGTCTGCCGGATCTGCACAGCCAGTTCTTCCTGGGCGGTTTTCAGCTGCCTCGCGGTCATCAGCGAGGCATCCTGCTGCACCTGAACGCGCTTGAAGCCGTTCAGGACGTCGTAGGTCAGGACGTCCCCGACGGACTTGAATTCCCGGTGGGCCGCCTTCCAGCCCGCGATCATCCGGTCGTAACTGCCCTCCCGGGCCAGCGCGTCCTGGGCAGCCCGTACCTTGCCGGTGGCCACGGCGACGGCTTCCATGTCATCCACCATGCGGCCCATGGCGTCACCGGAGAGGATGCTGTTCTTCAGCTCATCCTGCGCCTGCCTGACCTGGATCAGCCGTCTTTGCGCGTCCGCCAGGTCATCGGCGAACTCCTCGACAGCCCGCTGGTTGCGCTCCACTGCCCGGCGGTGCTCTTCGAGGGACTCGACCTGGCCCCGGAGGGCATCCCGGTTCTCGTTCAGGGCCCGGAGGTAATCCGCGTTGTCTGCCCCGAATTTCTGGATAACGTCAGGAAGGCCTTTAGGCATGATCTCCCCCTGACGTCAGTAGTTAGTTACGGGTCGTATTCCTCAAAGGCTTTAATGGCGGCTTCCTGCAGTTCCCCGTCGTCAATAGACTCATCCACCGTGGTCTCGATGAACGGGTGCGGCGGGTGAACCAGGAAGACGTGATACCACCGGCCCGCCGAGTCAGCCCAGGACATGAAATCCTTGCTGGCCGCGCTGACCACGCAGCCGAACTCCAGGATCCGGGAATACGGTGCCCTGTTGCCCACCAGGGCACTGGACCGGATGCCCTCGCTGGCCGGGCGCATGTACATGGCCCTGGCCAGGGTCCCGGAACCATATGCTGGCGGTTCGCCGGACCGCTGGCGGTGATAGGCCCCGGGCGGGTGAATCGTCCGCCGCAGGGTGATCTCCTGCGTGCGCCAGACGGTATACCGGGCCATGGCGTCAGCGGCAGCCTTGGCTCCAGGCTTGGCGTGCCGGATAATGCGGTCCCATTCCTCCAGCATCTCTTCCGCGTTAACCTGGCGTTTTGCCACACATTTCCAGCAGCTGGTCCAGGGCCGGGGTCATGTACTTCTCCGCGACGGCGTGCACGTCATACTGCAGGGCGAACTTCCGCAGTTTCTTCCGGTTCACCTTGTCCCGGTTCTGGTAGGCCTTCTCCAGTGCCCGGTCGATCTGGGTAACGGACGGGCGCATCCACCAGCCCTTGTGGACCCCGTTCCAGAACGGTTCTCCCGTGACCTTGATACCATACGGGTTCAGCTCGGTCATGGCCGAGTGATCTGTGGAAATAACGGGTGTCCCGCACGCTTGTGCCTCGATGATCGGGAGGCCGAAACCTTCCCCGAAGGTGGTGGCGAGCAGCACGTCAATGGCCTGGCTCCAGTTAGCCATGTCGGGCGGCGTGATCAGCCCGCACTGCAGGCGGTACTGGTCCACGACCAGCATCCGGTCACTGATGCCCAGGTGCTCGGCCAGGTGCTCCAGATCCTGGCCGCCCTCCTGGTGCACTCCGGAATGCAAGGCCATCATCGCCTCCGGATGACGGCGGTGGAATTTAGCGAACGCGAGAAACATTTCCGGGAGCGCCTTCCGGAAAGCATCGTTATTCGCCGCGTTGATCCCGACGAGAAACTCATCGGTGAGCCCGAACGCTTCCCGCAGGCCCCCCCGGTCTTCGGGCGGGCAGAAGATATCCGTATTGATCCCGTGCGGGACGTAAACGGGATCATATCCGGCCTGGACGAAACGGCTGAAGCCGAACCGGCTCATTGCCATCAGTTTTGCCACGGCACCGGTCGCTTCCGCCTGGTCGGCTGTGGACATGGGCCGGCAGTCCGACGGCAGCCAGTGCACCAGGGGAAGCTCTCGCAGCAATCCCGGATTCAGTACCCAGATATCGCCGAGAGTGATAACCAGGTCCGGCTTGACCCACTTGTAATGCTCCGACAGGGACGGAGAGCAGTAATTGGCCCCGAATCCTGGCAGCACGGGAATCCCGTTCCAGGATGTCGGGGCCCCGGTCAGCCCCCAGTACGTGGAGATGACCACATCGTGTCCCATTTCTGTCAGCTTCTGTGTCCAGATCGCCGTCTGGGTTCCGTACCCGCTAGGCGCCCAGGGGGCGGTGCTGTGCCAGAGAATCCGCATGCATACATTCCTAGTAAGTCAGAGGGGATCTGTCCTGAACGTTAGACCAGGCGGCCGAGGCTTCACTGCTGGCCGCATGTATGACCGGGAGCCAGTATTCTTCCTCCATGGTCAGCTGATCTACCGCGCGCGGATGCCACTGTGCCTCAGCGTAGAACTGGTGGTAGAGAAACATCTTCAGCGGCATTCCCTCGGGCAGCTCCGGGGAGAACTCCGGGAGGCCGCCCTTCAGGTGATGCAGGAAAAACTGGATTAGCCTCTCTCGGTCTTTTTTGGGTCCCGGGCGACCCGCCCGGAGATCTTGTCCATCAGCGGTTCGACCGCCTGCTCCAGTACCGAGTAGTCATCGAGATCCATCAGCTCCCCGATGATCTTGTCCGGGGCGGCGAAAGAATTCTGCGACGGGATCGGCACCGGGTAAGACCAGGCGGTGATGATACGCCCGAGCAGGGCGTTGCGCATGTCATTCTGCATTTCCAGGAAGGATGCAAGGTTGGCTTCCTCCTTCATTTCAAGGCGCGCGACTTTCTGTACCTCGAAACGGTCGGCAGCTTTCAGGACATCCCGGTAGTCGACCCAGTTGCGAGTCTCACCGTCAGCACTCATGCTGGGCAGTTCAATACGTGCCATGCGCAAACTCCTAAATATCAGTACGTCGGGACTGTGTTCGTCACGGTGATAGAGCCCGGGGCCAGGCCGGCAGAACCGCCCCCGTCAGTGGCATTTGCCACGCCCTCGAAGGAGTTGGCGAACCCGATCAGCGCCTTGTTCCGCATGATCTTGGACTTGATATTCGCCGCCGCGCTGAGCACCGTGGCGATCGTGAAGCCCTGGCCCGCATTGGTTATCCCGTTGTTCGTCGTGGTGATCGTCATCGGGCCCTGGGCGTTCAGCAGCATGATGTCCAGCGGCTCCTCGTTGATGATCGGGTCCCACTGCATGGATCCCGTGACATTCAGCGGGCCGCGTGCGATGACGTACGGGGTCTGGATGCCCTGCAGGGTCCAGTACACCTGCGTGGTCCGCTTGAAGGAGTAGTTGAATTCCCCGATGTTGTTAATAGCCGACCCGAGGACGTTCACCGTGGTGTTCCAGTTCGGCACCGGGCGGGAACTGGTGGTCACGTTAGTCACCGCCGTGCCGGCGACCACGGACAGCCAGGATTCCCCGGACATCCGGATGTTCAGCAGCTGCTCCGCGTTCCCGGAAAGGTCCATGCTGGCGACCACCGCCGACGGGTACTGCCGGGCTCCGAATGTGCTGGTAGGAATAGTTCCGTAGGTGGCACTCGTGAATGTGTTGACAATATTCGTGACATCCGTGAAAGTATGCGTCGGCGGCTGCGCACCGAATGCGCCGCCATACCCCAGCTGGGAATTCAGTGCGGCAAACCGGTGCGTGAATGGTGCCACGACAGTGTTCACGGTTGCGGCGACGTGCTGGAACCGGGCCGGGTTGTTCGTGAAGTTCACGACGTTCGACACGGCAGTGGAGCTGATCACGAACACTTCCGGCTTGGCTGCCGCACCCAGCGGGCCGGCGTCCACCTGGATGACCGCACCAGCCGAGTAAGCAGTCGGCGGAGCGGCGGACAACGTGAAAGAGGTATTCCCCACGGCCACGGTCCCGGAAACGGTAGCCACATTTGTCGGAGTGGACCCGACGGTCGTGAGGTCCCCGAAAACGTTGTCCATGAAATATCCGTGAGTATCCAGGAAGTTAGGACCGCCGAAAGAAAAGGTAGCAGACTCGACGCCCAGTGTCTCGTAGAACAAATCAGTCATCGCGCCACGGATTGACGTGTCCCTCAGGAAACGCGGCACGTCTTCCGGCTCAAACTGGTTCTGCTCAACCGGATGCGTGATCACCGGGACGAGCGGCGTCCCGACGGTCAGCTCACGGGCAACTCCGAGCCAGGAGAGGACGCCGGGATAAATGTTCGGGCCACCAAGTGCCACACGGCTACTCCTCTACCGGCTCGGATTCAGGAAGATTTTCTTCAGGACCCAGTGTCTCATGGAACAAATCAGTCATCGACTCAGGAAGATTTTCTTCAGGAACTTCTTCTTTTTCTTCCGCTGAGACGAGGGTAAACCGCCCGTCAGTCGGCACGTCGGGCGCATTAAAGGCCACGGGAGAAATCTCGTAGATCCCCCCGGGCTGGCAGACCAGGACGCCCTTGCCTACCTCGGCATAGCCGAGGTAAGTCATTTCCTGATGCCCGGTGAACTTTACCAGTGTCATATCGCCTCACGAGTTAAGGATTTCCCAGACATTCACGGTGATCAGCGCGTCGAAACGTTTCTGCCGCTCGTCCTGAGTGGACTCGACCCCGGTCCGGTAGGTCATCTGCTCGCCCACGTTGTAGATCGTGGACCCCTGCTCGGTATTCGGGTCAGTCACCGGGTACGGGTTCGGCAGGCTGTAGCGCAGCGCGGTCATTACCGCATCCACCATCCCGGGGAATACGGGATCCTGGGACTTCCCGGACTCGGCGGAAAACCAGGTCAGGTACACGTCCATCCGGTGCATGATGCCCTTGGTCCCGGACGGGCTGCCGGGCCCGGTATTCCGGGGAACAGTGCCGCCCAGCTCGCTGGACCGGTTCTCGTCGCCGTCGGAAGGCCAGACATAGATTGCCGGGATCTTCGCCTGGACCCGGGGATCCGGGGGAAGGATGTAGGCTTTCCCGGAAGGGCGTCCGTAGGGCATCGGGAGATCGTTCAGGATGTAGTACAGGAAAGTCTGGGTGGTTACCAGCCCCATAGGTAACCCTCCTGACATTATATTATTCCGCAACCCGGTAAGCAAGAATCAGGTGAGTGCTTTCAGGGACCGGATTGCCCGCTGGGCCCGGGGCGAGGAGGATGTGCCCATGGCCCGTGCCTGCTCGTCCGGGAAGACGGCGGCACCGCGCCGGTCCCGCTGGTACATCCGCCGGGCCAGCTGGAAGCCCCGCCGGGAAGCAAGGGCTGCGCTTCTGCGGTTCACGCTGCCTCCTGGTAGTATGATGAGCCCCGTGAAGATGCTTACCGGGGCACAGGAAAAGGAGAATGAGATCGATGGCTGACTACACCGAGGAAGAAATCCGCAAGGCATTCCAGCTCGTCCAGCTCGTGTCCGGGAACGTCCCGGCGACGGCAGGCGGGCATGAGCATGACTTCACGGACACGGACACGATCACGGCAAAAGAGGTCAGGGATGCCTGGAGACGCCTAGATGCCCTTCAGGGGCCGGGCTCAGTGACCGTGAGTTCCTTCCTCCGGGATATCAGTGAGCACCGGGAGCCGGCTTATAAGACTGGAAAGGTGTACCGGGACAAGACCGGGGTCTACTACAGGCGGGCAGTAAGCGGCGCCTGGCAGGTATTCGGGACGTCGCGGTTCTACGATGACCGCATCCCGGAGCGCCCGCTGCGGGAGATGCCGTGAAGACAAGCCGGGTACCGTACTGACGGTCAACTTTAGTGAGGTGATTAAAGACCATGGCTCCGAGTAACCTGCGCGGGCTGGTCTTCACGGACTGCGAGGCCCGGGGCACGTCTCCCGTGAACGGGACGCTGGCCGAGTTCGGTGCCGTCCACTACCTGTCCCGGATCTCGTTTTACGGGCAGCTGTTCGAATGCACTCCGGACCCGGAGAGCCCGGCCGTCCCGCTTATCGGGAAGCGGCTCGCCTCGGACCGGGATGTCGCTGCCGCGTTCGCTGCCTGGATACCGCAGGTGACAGGGGGAGCCCGCCCGGTCTTCGTCTCCGACAACCCGGCGTACGACTGGCAGTGGATCGCCGGGCTGTTCGACCGGGCGGGCCTGGAGAACCCGTTCGGGTACTCCGGGCGGCGGATCAGCGACTTCTGGGCCGGGCTGCAAGGGAACTGGACCGACACCCAGTCCTGGAAGAAATACCGGAGGACCAAGCACGATCATCACCCGGTCAATGACGCCATGGGCAACGTCGAGGCCTTCGACCGCATCCTCCAGATCCTGGCGGCCAGGAAAAAAGACACGGGCGGCCCTGTCCCGTGACTCCTGCCTGAGATCTGTCCTTGCCGTTTCCCCGGCTGCGCGTTAACCTGCTCGTAAGAAACTCCGAGGAGGAACCATGATGATACGCAGGGTAATCGCTTCTGTCGTGCTGGCGCTCAGCATGGCCGGCGCGAGCGCGGCAGCTGGCTCCGTGCAGGCTGACGGCACGTGCCCGGCAACCGGATGCATGTTCGTCCACGGCTAGTCAGGCCCTGGCGGCGGGCCGGTGACCCGCAGTTGTCCCGGCCGCCGTCAGGGACTGACATAACTTATGCAACAGGAAGAGAGAGAAAATGTTCTCCAACGGCAACAGCTTTGAGATCAGCAGCGGCCAGAGTACGAGTAACGGCGGCAGCGCCGCCAGCATCGGCCCGTCGAACTGCGAGCCGTGGTACTGGCAGCTGCTGCGGGCGATCCAGCCCGGCGCCGATCCCCTGGGCGCTTAGATCGTCCGCCGGAACGGATGGCACAGCAGTTCCGCTTCCGTGTTGAGGCCGGCGACATCGCCGCCCGTGTTCTGCGCGTGACCGCCGATATCGTGGATCGTCGTGGTGGTCGCGCCCCGGGTAAGGGCCTCGGCGGCAGCGAACAAGATGCATGCCTGCTCGATCTGCGGCGGCAGGGTCGTGATGATCGTCCCGGCGCCGTGCGGGTACGCCAGCCCTGCGGACAGGGTCAGGGTGCCAGGGCCGGCTGTCACCGAGGATGCGGTAACGTGCACGGATTCCTGCTGCCCGGAGTCTTTGACCACCCCGGTGGCCCCGGTGACTCCCCCGATGTAGCTGGTGATCCCCCAGCCGGTGCAGTCATCCACGCTGACCGTAGTCGCGCCGGCGACAGCAGCAGCCGTCAGGGACGCATGCGGGTACCCGTTGATGTACTGGACCTGGATCGACCAGCCATTGCGCCCGTTCCCCCAGTCCACGTACCCCGGGGCCAGCAGGATTGCCTGGCCGCCGAACGCCTCGGAAGACGGGGCTACCGAGCCGTAGATCCCGATAGGAGGGATTTCCGGCTCGTACATTCCCGCCGGGACCGGTGTCCAGACCCGGGGAAATACCGTGTTCGGGCAGGTCTGGACGCTGAGGATCTGCAGTATCGGGAAATGGGCGAGCAGCATCCGGGTATTGAATGTGCCGGAGCCGGTCAGCCAGTACGCCGGGTTATACGATCCGCCTGAGGCCGGGCCACAGGTCACCCGGAAGTCCGGCCCGTGCAGCAGCTCGTTATCCACTGTGGCGCGCAGGACCTGGTTGCAGTACCCGTTGACTTTCCCCGTGACACGCTGGCAGATATTCCAGATCTCGGCTGCGTTCTGTGCGGGAGTCACATCGTCGCCCGGCGGGATACTGGTCCAGTCAATACCGGTAGGAGCGGTTTCCAGTGTTTCCGGAGAAATGTACGGCGTCATGTTCAGCGGCAGCGGGGTAGACATCTACATCACCTCTTCAGGCAACCTGCCGGATGCCAAGATCCTTGGCACACTTCGTGCACACCCAGTCCGCGCCGGACATAACCGAGTGCTTCTCGCAGATCTCGGAACCGCACTGCTGGCACCGGGCCCAGGGTGCGGCAGTCCGGGCTGCCCGGCCCCGGCGGGGACCCCCGCAAAATCGGCACAGCCCGGCTGCTCGGCTCATAAACTCCTATGTCGTGCGCCTCTGGAGTTCCAGGATCAGCTCAGCAACCTGCCGGATGGTAAAAGATACCTCCGGCTCTTTCTCCTCGTTCACTGCCTTCTCGATAAATTCCCATCCTTTCGAGAAAGGAACAGGTCCCTGTGCGGTGAAGATGACAGGCTCGGAAGTCTCCGGCAGGCCCCACGGGGGCAGGTCGAGCTTCTCCCGGATTTCATCGATACTGGAGATGCCATGCTGGATCTGCAAAACGCCAAGATCTACCTCGTCGCGTACCGTCGTAACTCCAGCGGGAAGCGGGGACGGAACGTCTAGTTTCTCTTGTTCTGGCCACTGCCAGAATCCGGGAAGATCTCCTTCCCCGCGAGAGGTTGCCCAGAAAGTATCGTTCCCGTCCAGGAAAACCTGGAGATTTGCCGCAACCGGGCTGAATACCCGGACAGCCACCGCAGGGTAGACATCTCCTTCGGATACCTCATTGCCGATGTGCCCGACATGCCCGGAGTTAGGGAACTCCCCGGACTCTGCCCGGCCGGCAAGGCCCGTAAGGTCTCTGGGAACCGGGCTGTTCTTCTTCATGAATGCCCGGAAGTCACCGCGACGGCGGTTGATCTCCGTGACGTCAAAAGCGGAAAGCCTGTAGTTGACGATGCGCCCAGGGGTAATATTCATGCGCTCAGCCTCCCGATCAGCTGAACCTTGGTGCCCCTATCGGACAATCCCTGCTCACGGCATTTCTTGCGGAGCGTGGCAATATGCAGCATCTCCAGGGGAATAACAGGCTCTCCCGAGAAAAGCTCTCCAGGAGGAGGCTCGATTTCCTTCTTTACGTCCATGGGGACACCGCATTCACCGCAGAATTTCGTGCCGGCCAGGTTGTCGTGCCCGCTGGCGCAGACGATGCGCCCCTCCACGGCGGGACGGCGCAGCGGGTCCAGGGTCTGGTCGAGCATCCACTGGGCTTCCGCGAAGTCACGCAGGTCCAGCCCGGGAACCTTGCTCAGGGCCGCGTACGCCTGCAGCATCTCCAGCTGGCGGCGGCCCTGCTCGGTCCGGAGCTTGAAGATATGCTGCTCATCGGGGGTCTGCGGGATGCCTTCCGGGGTGGTGGACCAGTGCGGGTCCGCGTCCGGGACGTGCATCATCTTCCCGGGAATACCTCGCTCCTTGTCCCCGGGGGTCATGTGAATGATCTTCTTCTTGCTGTCGCCGCGCAGGAGCGGTTCGCAATCCGCGCAGTCGAGTTTCCAGATCTTCACCGGGGCACCGTGGGTCACCGGACGCATATGCGTGGCTCCACATCCCCCGATCGCAACGGGAAGCGCTACCGACATCATGTCGGAGCGGGCATAAATTGTCATTCAGGCCTCCAGGTTTAAGGAATGTACTCTTGCATCTTCGGCAGGTTCAGCTCGGATTCGGGAACAGTCAGCTCCCCGCATTTCGGGCATACTTTCGTCCAGTTATGCCAGGCGCGGACGGGGACACACGTACGACACCACATTCCCTCGGGTCCTTTCGTCACGTAGAATTTCTCCGCGCCTGCATCGACCAGTCCTGCCTGGGCGTAGTCGTTCTTCTTCAGCGCTGCCATGTGATAGTCGGCGACATCCACGGAAGTCCCCGGCTTAGCGACGTACCTGGTCCCGTCTTGTGCCTTAAAACCGCAACATCCTTTGGGCAATAGAACCTTAGTCAAGGTGGATCCCTAAATTTATCGCGGTGCAGAGAATGTAAGAAAATGAGGAAGCAGTCCCGTTGCCGGTGGTCGCGTACATAGTCGCACCCATCGCCCCGGTATACGTTTCCGTATTCAAGGGCGTGACCGGGACGATCATCCCGGTCGTGGGAGTGACACCCGGGCCGGTGCCGACCCAGACAGACTGTGCCTGGCTCGGCTGATAGACAGTCAGGTTAGAATAACCCGGGGGAAGAGAGAATACCGGGATGGTAGAATTGGAGGGGACGGTAGCGCTCCCGGCAGTAATAGCCATAACTGACCGCTCACGATAATATAGGAAATAGTTCCCGGGCCGGCGGCCACGGTCCCGTAGAACTGCGCTCCGGCAGAAGACACGTAATTGAAGAAGCTGGTGGGGATAGAGTGGCACACCAGGCCGTTTGCGGCCGTGACCGTCGTGCTGCTGCCGACGTAAATTGTCGCCGCCGGGGTGTTATTCCAGAACGTGACGTTCGCCAGGCCGGCCGGGACCCGGAACAAAGGCGCGACAGCACCGCCGGTAACGACAATCTGACCCATGATATAGGCGACACGACCACGTCCTTTAAATCAGGGAGAGTACCCAGGAGAGATCCTGGCTGAATTCACGCCGCAGCCGGGCTACCTCGCCGGCCATCCGGTCGGCCTGCCAGGTCTTGAAAGCTTCCATGTCGGATTTCCCGAAATCCTTCTCGGCATCGGTGTACATCGCGTCGCGTTCGATCTCGGGATGCGTCGTGTAATGCTGATGCTCGATGACTGCCTCCGGGCAGTACCGGATCAGCCCGGAGCGCTTCCCGAGTTCAGCCCAGCAGTTATCTACGAAAAAATGCCCGAGGGAAGGTTCGGCAAACCAGCCGAGAAACCGGACGATATCGCTGGAGATCAGCGGGTGCTCCGGGACGTCATACCGGCGCTTGTCGTCAGGGAACACCCAGCCGCTGCCGCCCATCAGCTCCAGCGAGCGCAGCAGGTGCCGGTTCCAGCCAGGCGTCTTGAAGACCAGGTCGTCGGCCCCGAGAAACAAGGCCCGGTACTCCCCGGAAAGCCAGCGCGCAGCCCGGTTGATCGCGGTGGTCAGGCTCTCGTGCGGAACCGTGATCACCGGGACGTCCATGTCCTGGTAGGAATCGTCATCCTCGTCCACGACGAGGAACAGGTCAACGTCCCCGTCAACAGTCTCCCGGAAAGACCTGATGCATTCCCCGGCACGGGCCCGGCGGTGCCGGGTGGGAATGAACACGCACAGGTCGTCAGGCAAGGATGGGCCTTTCCAGGCGGATAGTGTCTTTCTCGTAATTCTCCCCGGACCTCGGCCCTCTCGTGAACACCAGGACCAGGGTGTCCAGCTCGGCCTTCCAGGCGTGCGGGATGCCGGGAGGCTCGGTGATCAGCTCCCCGGGCCCGTGAGTACTCTCGTGGATCCCGTCATCCTCGATCCAGGCCCGCCGGAGTTCGCCCCAGACGACATAAGTCCACTGGGCCGTTTCCTTGTGGATATGATTCCCCCGGACGGATCCCTTGCGGGTGAAGATCTCCGTTACCTGGTCGATCGGGCCGGGCAGGATATCCTGGATGACACCCCGGGCATCTTCGAAACGGTCAGTCACTGAGAACCTCCGGCTCCGGCAGCGGCACGATGAACTTGCCATGATAGCCAAGTTCCCGGAGTTTCGGCACGATGTAATCCCGGATGTGCCAGGACAGCAGCAGGGCGTACGGCGGCTGGTCCTCGATCAGCTTCTTCTCGTCCACCACCGGGATCCGGGTCCCGGGAATGAACAGCCCGATCTTGCCGGAAGAGGGAACCTCGCAGACGCACTGCAGCCACTGCTGCAGCCCGGCGTAATGAATCAGCGGGGTGGCACGGGTGGTGGCCCCGATCCCGTAGACGGCCCCGAGCCCCCGGAGCAGCTCCCGGAGGGCCGTACGGGCCGCCTGGGCTCTTTCCTCCAGCCTCCCTGGTTCTTTCCTGGCGGTCACCCGGAAGGATCCTCCGTGCGCCTGGATGCGTTCTACGTCCGTCACGGTCAGGCCGTGCTCGTCCAGCAGCCGGGACAGGGTGGCGATGGTGAAATAGCGCAGGTGCTCGTGATAGACCGTGTCGACCTGCAGTCCCCGGGAAACACTGTTCCAGTCATGGTTCTCGGTGATGAAGATCCCGTCCGGGTCAAGCAGGTACTGGATCCCGTTCAGGACATCATGAATATCCGGGACATGCGCCAGGACGTTGCAGGCGGTAATAACGGCAGCATTGCCCTTTTCCCCTGCAATGCGCACTCCGGTATCTTCCGTGAAGAATTCTTTCCAGGCAGGAATGCCCGCGTCGTAGCAGGAGGTCACCTGGTTCGTCGGCTCCACGGCCAGCAGGCCGATCCCCGGGGCAAGCTTCCGGATTTGCTTCAGGAGGGTTCCGTCGTTAGCCCCGATATCCACGATGAGGGGAGTCTTAGTCTTCACCGGGGAAGGCAGGACAATGATCTTATGTTTCCAGGCCGGATCTGCGGAAAGCGCGTTCAGGGCGTCCTGGAGTTCGCGGTAAGCATCATCCGGTAGCTCTCCCGGAGAGACTGAAATTTCTCCGGGAGATGCCAGTTCCGGGAGAGTCACGATCTTCTCGGCAAGTCCCGCGAAATGCTGGGTGCGCTCCCGGGAGTTCCCGGACGCGTACGGGTGATCCGGGGCGAAGATCTCCTGCTGCGGCGGCGACTCGGAGAGCTGGATCAGGCTGCATCTGCGGCATCGCACCAGCCGGAGCGGGTACCGCTTCCCGTTGTCGTTCTCGGCCAGCGGCTGGACGCCCATGTCGAGAATGCCCTCGAAGTCGTATCCCCGGCACAAGTCACAGAAATTATCCATGCTGCTGGTACCACCGGACGGTCCGCTTCAGGCCGGTAGCGAAATCCGTCTCCGGCAGGTCACCGAGCGACCGCGTTTTCGTCATGTCGGGCAGCCGGCGAGGCGGGGAGCCTTTCGGGAGGGCGCCGGGCTGCACCTTGATCACCCGGTCGTAGCAGACAGCTACCTGCAGGGCCACCTCATAGATGGACCGCTCGTCCATCGTCCCGACATTGTAGACACTGGAGGAATCCGCTTTCTTCAGGAGCAGCATCAGCTGGCTGATGCAGTCCTCGATGTAGCAGAAACTCCGGGTTTCCAGCCCGCTGCCCTGAATCGGGAACGGGATGATCCCATGATGTTCCTTGACTAGCTTGTTCATCCGGATGCAGAATTCCGGGATGACGTGCTCCCGGCCCATGTCCTCACCGTAACAGTTATGCGGCCTCGCGATGACCAGCCGGTCCAGCACGCCGGTCCGGGCCCACGCCAGGGCCATCAGCTCGCAGGCGATCTTGCCGCCGCCATAGGAGTAACGCGGATTGAGGACATCCGGCACCATCAGGGGGATGGTTTCCGGGGTGGGCACCACGGATGCCACCTGGTATGCCTCCGAGGAGGAGACGAGCAGCAGTTCCCCGCAGCCCGTCTCCTCGCACGCAGACAGGACATTCAGCATCCCCCGGACGGCCACGTCCAGCACCTGCCGGGGCTCGGAGTAAAACGTCTGAGTCCCCTGCAGGTAGGCCAGGTGGATAACCGAGTCGCAGCCCCACATGGCCTGCCGTACCACGTCCGGGTCCCGGACGTCCCCGGAGAAAATACTGCAGGCTTTCCCGAGGGAATGCAGTCGCTGCGGCTTTCCCCGGGAAAAATCATCCAGTACGGTAACTTCATGCTCCGCCAGGAGCCGCCGGACCAGCGCCGAGCCGATGAAGCCCGCACCCCCGGTTACCAGGTAATGCACTCGCTACCTCCGCAGAAATAATTTCCTGCGGAGATTATAGCACGCCGGGGAATACGGTAATGGAACTTCCGACCGGCGTGGCGAGATAGATAACCCCGGATCCGACGTGATCCTGGACCAGCGGGTTGGCGAACGTGATCTGGCTGGACGCCGTGGTCGAGTTGACCACCTGCGACTCCCAGCCGGTCCCGGTGGTAGTGCCCACGATGATCGTGGTTCCTGCAGCAAGGGATGCCGGGACCGCTGCGGTCAGGGTAATGGCGGTAGTCCCTACCGTCACCGCTGACGCAGACATGGTGCCAGCCGCAGCTCCCACGGCCACCCCGGACAACGCGTACAGGGTGCTCGGGCAGTTCTGCAGCTCAATCGGCCGGTTCCCGGGATAGATGGGCAGGGAGTTGTTCTGCGTCATCTGGGAGCCGCCCACGTACACCGCGCTCTTCCCGGGGTTGTACAGCCGCACGGACGGCCCGGCCACGCCCGGCGTCGGGGTGAAGATCCACGTCGGGGTCACCGCAGGAGACACGTTATTCGGAGAGCCGGGCGGAAAGTTAGGCATAGAGCCTCCTTACTTGCTTCCCGCTGGATTACGCCAGCGAGACGGCAGTGGCGTACCCGATGGACACGGACGAGCTGCCGGCGCCGGCAATCGCGGTTACCGGGACGGCGTTCGGCACCTGGCACTGATGCAGCAGGAGAGTCCCGCCCGCCGGGATCTGGAAACTGGCCACCGAGGTAGCCACGTTGGAAACACCCATGCCGATGAAGATGGCAGCAGTCCCGGAGTTGCTGATCACCAGGTCCTGGGCAGATGCGAAAGTAGAGGCAGTTGCCGCAGCAGTGGTATATACCGTGCCTGCGGTCGTGGTCACGGACGCGACAGTCTGCCAGGTAGCTGCAATAGCCACATAACTCCTTGGTTAGTCGAGCAGGTAATGAATGGCAGCAGGCCCCGGGGATCCCGGGGCCTGCCTGCTTTGTCAGCTGTAAGGCGTGGTGTCGCTTACCTGGAGGCCCTGAAGAATTCCCGAGTACATCGGGGCATGCGCGACAAGGCTTCCCAGGAGGAAAATCGAGTAACGGAAGGTGGCGTCGATAACCGGCCACGCCACGCTGATGTAATCCTGGACGACGGTCATCTCCCAGGCGTTATCCACGTGAGACCAGGTCTGCGGCAGCTGGTAGCTCATCAGCAGCGCGGTGCCCTGGCTCATCCACGGGTGGACGGTCAGCTTCACGGTGCTGCGGGTGACCGGGTTGACGAATTCCGCAACCGCTGCGCCGGCCCGGATGCCGGAAATCTGGTTCTGATCGATGTTGAGCAGGTAGTTCAGGCTGTTCCCCTGCAGCAGCATGTCATTAGCCAGCCGCATGAGATCGCCACCATCAGCCACGATCTCACTCGGGTCCGCCTTGTAAACACCAGGCGCGACATTGTTCAGCCCGTTATTCTCCCACAGGGCGTCGAGCGCCGTGAAAATGGCGTTCGTGCTCAGGTGAGTGCCGACGGACTGGTTGATGTAACCGCCCTGCCAGACGTTACTCCCGGTGAACCCGACGTTGGCGTACGGGCCGGAGCCGGCGGCGGACAGCCCGGACAGAACCGGGATGAGACCTTCCATGCGGTTGGATCCGCCGGTCCCGGTGTCCACGGTCATGGCCTGGGCGGCTGCCCCGGTCTGGACATTCTGCAGGGTGAACCGGGCGCCACCGAAAGAGTTCGCGGTCTGCGACCCCTGGAAGGTGGTAGCCCCGGCCGTGCCGGTGCCGCTCTGGATGGACGTGCCGACGGTCAGGTTGTAGTTCCCTGCGCCGGACAGCTGCACATACAGGTTGTACTGCTGGGCCCCCGCCACGGGAGTCACGGTGACGTCCACGACCGAGGTGGCTGCGGTGATGTTCACCGAGGCCGAGGCGGCCGAGGCAATGCTCTCCCCGAAGAAGTTCAGCGCGGTAACCTTCACCTTCACCGCAGTTCCGGAGGTAATTGCCGTCTCGTTCGACCCCGCATTCCTCGCGGAAAGAGTCGGGGCTGCCGGGGTGGCCAGGTTCTGCGAGGAACCCGCCATGAGCTGGTATTCCTCACCCAGCATCATTTCCTGCAGGAGAACCAGGTTGGCCAGTGCCGAAACATCCTCGAACCCCTGGCCTTCGAACTGGGCAAGCCAGCTCAAAGACTCCGTGAGCCCAAAGAAACGATACGGGACCTGGAGCTTGTACTCCGTCTGGCTTCCGGTCTTGGGAAGGTTCAGCGGCCACGAGGACGATGCCAGGGTGCCACCGGACTGAACCAGCTCCGGCATGGAGATGTCCACGATTCCCTGACCGCCGGTCTGCGACCCGGAAATACCGATCAGGCCGTAAACCTGCCGGGAAGCGCCCTGCCCGGCCGGACGCGGGAACTTATTCCGGAAAAGAGTATATACCGGGTAGATAAGCCGCGAGGGTGCCAGCAGGTCAAACGGCACCAGGCCGTACGGGGTCCCGCTCAGGCCCAGGTTCGTCGCGGTGAACGACTTCTGCAGCTCAGACGACCGGTTCAGCTGGTAGGCGATCGGCGCGAAGCTGCGGTGCTGCCGGAAGTCGGGAGACATCCGGCTCAGCACGGCATCCATGTCCCGGGTGCCGTGCATGGAGGCCACCCGGACGTCACGGGCGACGTCCATGGCCTTAGTGAGGATCTCCCCGGCGTTACGTCCCTCAGTCAGGGGAACGCCGTCGTTCATGACATGCCCGGCACCTTTCACCAGCTCCTTGGCCTTAGTGGTGAAAAGGGCTTCGTAATCGGTCCGGCGGGCCGCCTTGGCCATCTGCTCGTTGACGACGCCGACCGCACCGCCGC